GAAGGATGAATTCGCAAGGCTTGCGGCGGGTGAGGGCATGAGCATCTCCGAGTACATGCGCGACCTCGTGATGATTCACGTGCATGGCCGCGACCGTCTCGTAAGGCTACACAAGGCCCGTCTTGAACGGATGGCTGGCTTAGCGACGATCGATGGCGAGTGAACAGCGGTTGTGCGCTGCCGCATAGATTGAACGGGGAAATTTCATGGGCTGCTTTTTGATCTGGGTGTGGATGTGCTTTTGGCCGAGGTGGGTCTAGGCGCATGAACTTCTACAAGCGCCACATCGGCGACTACCTCAAAGACACAGCGCACCTGTCGCTGCTCGAGCACGGAGTCTATACGCGCCTGCTCGACGTCTACTACACGCGAGAGACCGGTATTCCAGACGCGCAAGCGGCTCGCCTCATTGGTGCGAGGGGCAAGGACGAATCAGCCGCGTTGAAGGTCGTTCTCGGCGAGTTCTTCGAACTGGTTGATGGAACCTGGATTCAGGCTCGCTGTGAGCGTGAGATCGCGGAAGCTGCGGATGGCGAAGTCGAGCGGGATGCCAAGCGTGAGAACGAGCGAGATCGCCAGAGGCGTCACCGTGAGCGCCGCAAACAGCTTTTCGACGAGCTTCGCACGTACGACATCGTGCCGTCGTACGACACATCAACCGAACAGCTTCAGTCGTTGCTGTCACGCGTGACAAGCGGTGACATAAAAACGTCCGAGTCACAACCTGTCACGGAACCTGTCACGCGTGACGCAACGGCTAACCAGACGCCAGACGCCATAAGCCAGACTCCAGACTTAAAACCTGGGGTACTGACGGACGTAGGTAGTGAACCCCGCGCGACCGTCCGACCGGCCGAACTGTCCGCCGCGATGCGCCGACATTCGATCGAAGCGCAGCCCGGAGACCCTCGGATCATCGCTGCCGCGGCTTCGGGAATCACAGTCGAGACGATCGAGGCCGCATGCGCTGAGGCGAAGTCCTCCGATCCGACTGGCCGCATCAAGGCCGGTTTCGTGATCGCAATCGCACAGCGCTGGACCACCGACGCCGCGAAACCTCGCAAAACCGCCCGCGCATCCCCGCAACGCACCTACCACGACGAGCGAGCCGACGTAATCGCCGGCCTCACCGGACGCACCCGTAATCCGCAATCCGACGATGGAGTCATCGATGTCGACGCAACAGCAGTCAAGCGCCTGGCCAGCTGAAGCCGTGCCGCAGGCCTGGGTCGAGGAGCTTTTCCGCAAGCTCACCGCGTACTTTGGCTCGCGCCTCGCGGATATGTGGCGTGGCGTCGACCTTGACGACATCAAGCGGGAATGGGGCATCGCTCTCGCGAAGCTCTCGCGCAACGAGCTCAAGGCCGGCGTTGGTGCCCTGCTGTCGCTCAAGCATGCGCCGACGCTTCCCGAGTTCCATGCGCTATGCAAGCAGCAGCGACTTGCCGAAGTGCCTCAGCACGACATGCTGACCGATCAGACGCGCGCCGACGAAACCGTGGTCGCAGCGAACACCGAGCGCATGCACGAAGCGCTCAAACCGCTATCGAACATGGGCGAGCCGACGGCCGAGTGGGCGTTTCGCTTGCTCATGCGCGGCACCTCGCGAAGCGGCAAGCCATTGCCATACGCGGTCGTTCGCTGCGCAACGGATGCGATCACCTCAACCGCCGGGCGTCGAGTCGTCGAGGGCTGCATTGATCCCGAGCTGCGCAAGACCTACGCGGAAATCCGGCAGGCCACGATCGACGGCTATCGGATGAAGGGCATTCCGCTGTGGGACGTCAGATGACCACCGCTACGCGCCTGCGCGCGATCTTTCCCACCCCAAGGAGACCAACAAATGCGATCAGCAGCATCGGCCATAGCACACTCGAAATCCATTGCCGAAGCAAATGAACGTCGGATCTTGCGCGTGCTTGAAAAAGGCGGAGTTGACTTGACGGCCGACGAAATCTCGGACCGATCGAAAATCTCTCGTGCAGCCACGTTCCAACGGCTCAAATCGTTGTTATCGAGAGGACTTGTCGTAGAGCTTGACGCGCGCAAGCCGCGCAGCGGGAAAGGATGCACCGCGATACTTTGGCGCATCGTCGATGGGGCGATTGAGGAATTCGATCTGCAGAAGGAGAGGGCGGCGATTCGAAGCGAAGCGATCACCGCTCCGGTCTTTCGTCACCCTCAAGACATTGCATTCTTCGGCGATTACCGGAGGGCGGCATGATCCTCGCCATTGATCCCGGCACGGAGCAAAGCGGATGGGTGCGCTACGAAGGCATGCGCGTGCTCGACTGCGGCGTGATGCCCAACCGAGATGTGCTCGACATGATTCACGACGGTGGCTTCGACGAGATGGCGATCGAGATGATCGCAAGCTATGGCATGGCAGTCGGGCGCGAGGTGTTCGAGACGTGCGTGTGGATCGGACGCATGGTCGAAGCCTTTCGCGATCCCGATGCCGTGCGGCTCGTCTACCGGAAGGACGTGAAGCTGCATCTGTGCGGATCGCCGAAGGCCAAAGACCCGAACATTCGCCAAGCGCTGCTCGATCTGTTCCCGCGCACCGGAGGCGGAAAGACACCGCAGATAGGCACGAAGTCTCAGCCCGGCCCGCTGTACGGCGTCTCATCGCACGCTTGGGCCGCGCTTGCGGTCGCTGTCACGGCAACGGCTAGGCAGGCGGCATGAACACCCTGCAGCTCGCCGGTTCGTTACCGCGTGACCCGCTCTTCAGGGAATGGGTCTCGCAGTACACCGTGCCGCCTCAGTCGGTCACGATCGACCAGGCTGCCGAGTTCATTCGCGTCGTGTGCCAGATCGACAGTCGCAAACAGCTCGAGCACGATGCGGGTGCTGCGAGCCGCTTTCACACTTTGCTGCGCAAGCCCTACGTGGCTTGGAAAGCGCGGCTCAATCACAAGGACAATTGATGGATCTGGCGATGCTTGAGCCGAGTCAAACGGGGTGCGCGATGCGCGATGAGATCGACGAATTGCTAGAAGACTGGTACGACTGGCAGGACTCGTACCGTCCGAAGCTAGGATACGGCCGAGCCGAGCCGGCGTGCCGAGGCTATCAGACGGGCTGGAGAGATTCCGCCGATCTGGCCGATATCGCCGATGATAGGGCTCGTCGTCTAACGTGCGAAGCAGTCGACGCCTGCGTGTCACGACTCGATCTGCGTGCGCGCATTGCGATCCAGACCGAGATGCGCAATCGGTTAGGGGCAGCGGTGTGGTCATCAATGCGTCTACCCGGCACTCTCGAGGAGGAATTCGCCCGGGCGAAGCGACTGCTCGCGCCGATGTTCCTCGATGCGCGGCTGATCGATGAGCCTTGCGAATTCGATTGATGTGGTCTATGATCCGCGCCGTGGGGCCCTTGCTCGCCCCGAAGAACCCGAAGCCCGCCAGGTGAAAGCCTCGCGGGCTTTTGCTTTTGGAGCCCGAAATGTCCCGCAACCAGCTGCACGAGTACGCGCCGGCCGAGTACCGCAAGACCGAGCGCATCACCGGCGACTACGAAATGGACGCCTCGATTGCGCACTGCAAGAACACGGATGTGCCCAAGCGCCTGAAGCTCTACGTGGCCGACAACAATGCCTACGGGCCGCGCACCGGCTACACCGGGTACGACAACTACCAAGGGGATGACTGAGAAATGACCGACTCCGATCTCGACACGCTCTACCGAAAGAACATCGATGTCAGCCACGAAGCCGCGCTACGCGGGGTTTTTGACGCTGGCTACAACTACGGGCTGAGCCAGTCAGCGACAACTACTGACGCCTCGCAAACGGCCACGACCGGCACGGCGACGACCGATACACCGACGATCGCCACGCCCTGACATGGTCGCCTCGACGTTCACCCCGGACCTGTTCGACCGCATCTGCGAGCGCATCGCCGAGGGTGAGAGCCTGCGCTCGATCTGCCGGGCGAAGGACATGCCGAACAAGCGCACCGTGATGCGCTGGCTTGAGAAGAGCGAAGCGTTGCAGCTCCAGTACAGCGAGGCGCAGAACCTGCGCGCCGAGTGCTACTTCGACGAGATCATCGACATCGCCGACAGCAAGGCCGATCCGCAGAAGACGCGCGTGCAGATCGACGCGCGCAAGTGGGTGCTCGCGCGCATGAACCCGAAGAAGTACGGCGACAAGTTCACGCAGGAGCTTACCGGCGCCGACGGCGGCCCGGTGCAGCACCAGCACGTGTTCGCGACGACGGCGGCTGAGCTGCTCGAGAAGCTGCGGGGTGGTCAATGAAAGAGCGATTTCTCTCCAAGTTCGTGAAACAAGACTCTGGCTGCTGGATTTGGAAAGCTGTCGTCCGCTCGGATGGCTACGGGCAATTCAGGGTTGGGCCGAAGATGGTTGGTGCTCACCGCGTGTCCTACGAGCTATTCAAAGGCGCTATCCCTCAAGGAATGAGGGTGCTTCACCGTTGCGACAACCCTCTATGCGTTAATCCGGAGCACTTGTTCCTTGGTACTCAGGCGGACAACGTAGCCGACATGGTGCAGAAGGGGAGAAAGGCGAAGGGTCAAAAGACGAACCGCACGAATCTGACCGAAGACGATATTCGGGCGATTCGTGCCGCGTTAGGTACGAATGTAGAGATCGCCAAGCGCTATGGAGTCGTGCCGCACACGATAAGCCGAATCAGAACCGGTGCTCGCTGGGGGCACGTGTAATGAGCAACATCCTGTGGGGGTTGAGCCTCAAGGAGGCGATACTCAAATGGGATGAATACGACCAAGGCGGCACCGACCTCGCCGGCATCCGAGCGCTGTGCTTGGCCGATCGCTTCTACCTGCTCGTCAAGGTGCTCAAGCGCGTCGATCTGCTGCATCCTTGGCTGTACGCGCGCTGCCGGGAGGTGGAGCAGGCGCCGGACGGCTACCTCGATCTGTGGGCGCGCGAGCACGGCAAGTCCAGCATCATCACGTGCGGCGGCATCATCCAGGAAGTGCTGCGCGACAAGGAAGTCACCGTCGGCCTATTCAGCCACACCAAGCCGATCGCCAAGGGCTTCCTCGCGCAGATCAAGCGCGAGTTCGAGTCCAACTCGCTGCTTAAGGCCGCGTTCCCTGAGGTGCTGTACGACGACCCGCAAAAGGAAGCGCCGGTCTGGTCGCTCGACGGCGGGATCATCTGCAAGCGAGACGGAAACCCCAAGGAAGCGACTGTCGAGGCGCATGGACTGGTCGACGGTCAGCCGACGTCGCGCCACTTCAAGCTCATGGTCTACGACGACGTGGTCACGCGCGAGTCGGTGAGTACTCCGGAGCAGATCGCCAAGACCACCGAGGCGTGGGAGCTATCGGATAACCTCGGATCGCTCGGCGGGCGCAAGTGGCACATCGGCACGCGCTACAGCTACGCCGACACCTACGACGAGATGATCAAGCGCGGGGCGGTCAAGACGCGCGTGTATCCCGCCACGGAGAACGGACAGATTGATGGGAAGCCGGTTCTATTCGACCAGGACACATGGAACAAGAAGGTCATCGCTCAGGGTGAAGCGACTATCTCTTGCCAGATGCTGCAGAACCCGCTTGCGGGTAAGCAGCGCATGTTTGACGTCGAAGACCTCCAGACGTATGAAGTTCGGCCTGAGACTCTTAACGTCTATATCTGCATCGACCCTGCACGAAGCAAGAAGAAGGACTCGGCTAACACGGCGATGGCGGTGATCGGCGTTGACCGAGCGATGAACAAGTTCCTCTTGGACGGCTACAACCACAAGATGGACTTGATCGAGCGCTGGGTGTTCATGCGCAACCTCTATATCCGCTGGATGCGGCAGCCGGGCGTGCGCATGGTCAAGGTCGGCTACGAGAAGTTCGGCGCGCAAGCGGACCTGGACTACTTCCAGGCGCAGATGAAACTGCCCTCAGAGCCATCGTTCGAGATCACCGAGCTAGGATGGCCAAGCGATGGCGACGGCGCGAAGGTGGACCGCGTGCAGCGCCTTGGGCCCGACTTTCGCGCGCACAAGCTCTACCTGCCGTACCCGACGACCAAGGACAACATCACGGCCACACAGCGCCGCATGCTCAACGAAGGCCGCGACGAGCTGATCGCCTCGCGCATCCGCCGCAAGGACGAGCAGGGGCAGATTTACGACCTGTCCGATCAGTTCAAGCTGCAAGCCCACTATTTTCCATTTGGCGCGCTGAAAGACCTCGTGGACGCGGTATCTCGCATCTACGACATGCAAATTTCTGCGCCTGTGATTATCGATCACGCATCACTCGAGCCGGAGTTCGTGTGAAAACAGAAAAGCCGCATCTCCACCGCTATTACGGCGTGTGGTGCGTATTGACGCATTGCGATCGGTTCAACGCCAAGTTGTTAGCGGACGCGATGGCATGGGCCCGCGAGCGCAACAACATCAGCCACAAGCTGGACCTTCGATATAACGAGAAACGGCATGGCTAAGATTCCGGCCAATCTTGGATCGCCGGTCACGACGCGGCAGTACAGTTGGGCGGACGAGTCGCGCCGGCAGTGGGGCTCGGAATGGTCCCGTCCCGATGTCGCGTACGAGATGAGTAGTGGCCGAAAGTTCGACAGCACGGACAGATATACGACCGGCATTTATGCGACCGGCACCACGGTCCTTGATTCGATCATCCTCCAGAACCAATACCCCGACGCACCAGCTCATCTGGTGACCAAGAGCGGCGGAAAGATCCGACTGGAACAATAAAACATGGGCGCACCAAACCCGAATGGCGATTCGACCATATCGAAT